CCACAGCGGTGCCGTTATTACCCATGACCGGACAGATGTTCAACCTCTACCTTGATCCCACATCGGCAAATCTTGGTGTCACCCAACTTACAGAGTTTATTTCGTATGATTTTGCCATGGGGAACATCTATGGCCCCTTCTGGCCGATCAATAGATCCAATGCCAGTTATGCAGCCCATGTGGACTTGAACCCCACGGCGACCGTAAAAATAATGACAGAAGCTGATGCCGTTGGTATGTCATTGCTTACAGGGATGAGGGCAGGGACAACGCAATACCTTCGATTGCAAGGCCAAGGCGGTGTGATCGATAACATCCAAACAGTAATACTTGGTACACAAACTTCTGGTACATTTACTTTAACGTATAAAGGCCAAACTACGACTGCCCTTGCATTTGGTGCAACGGGTGCTACTGTGAACACTGCATTTCAGTTGCTCTCAACGGTTGGTACAGGGTGTACGGTTACAGGCAGTGCAGGAGGCCCCTACACGTTCACTTTTAGTGGGGCGCTTGCATTAGATACCACACCTATCACGGCCAACTTTACTGCATTGACCACGCCTGCCAATGCATCTATCGTACAAGCTCAGGTCTACGACATTTTCACACACGACATGGCAATCAAAGCAGGTCAACCATCTACATGGCAGGACTCCAATGGCATCTACGCCATTGAATGGACCTGTGAAATCTTCGAGGACTCTGTGTGGGGCCATGCTCACACCGCGACCCTCACAAATGCATTAACAGCCCTCTAGTAGAGCATTTCATTGTACAGAAGGACACAACATGCCTTTATCATTCAGCGAAGTACAAAAGAACGAAGCAACGGTAACTATCCCCGTATACGGTGAAACGTTGACTATCGTCTATTACCCAACACAAGTCACCGATGAAGTCTTCATCACATTCGCGGGCTTCGATGGCATCACCACGGTCAAGGGTGCCAAAGATGCCCTTGTCGATCTCAATGGTTTGCTCTGCACTCTCATCAAAAGCTGGGATTTCTATGAGGACAAAGAGCAAACAGTGATGGTGCCATTGACATCGGAGCGCATGGCAGGCCTTGAGTTGCCATTTAAGATGAAATGCCTCTTCGCAATCATGAGGCACGTACGCCCGGAAGCGGATCTGCCCCAGATGACGACCTAATTGACCTGGGGCGGTACTTAGCACTAGACGGCAAAATGGGGAGAATGCCTGACTATTATCCACTCTTTGTGGCTGCAAGAGTATGCAATTGTAGCGTTTTTGAGATGGCACGCCAGGGGGTTTGGTGGCGGGATAAAGCACTCATCGTGCATAACGCTGAAAGCTATGCAAGATCAGAGAAAGAGAGGCATCAATGATAATTACCGTTTTCTCGGATGTTCTCGCTTGTATTGGATCAAACGGTCTACCTGCTCTTTTGTCCAAGGCGGGTGCTGATAAGGAACATAAAGCGGAGTGCTTGGGTCTAGAAACCCTTGCAAAACGCAGTCGATACACCAACCAGGATTGAAGCAATTATAAGGAGAGCCCAGCGTTGGATACACAGTTTTACCGCATTGTTCGCAATGATGAAAGCCTTGAGGCCAATAGCCATACCGAGACAGTACCTTGTCTCTCAAGAACTTCCATAGGGTGTATTGATGCTCCTTGAGAAGCTTAGCCAGCATCGGTGATTGTTGTTTGAGCAGTGCGATTTCATTGGGTTTCATGGATCTAGCATACCATTTCTGAGAAAGGAGGTGATGATACTTGGCTATCGTGGCTTCGCAGCTAGTAGGACAGGTTAGCCTACAAGGTGTACAACAAGCGCAATCGCAGTTAACAAGCATGGGTGCGTCAACAAAGAGTGCCCAGGTCGATCTTGCCCAGCTTCAATCCGTGGCAAACGAAGTAAGCAGCGTTGTCCAGAATCGCTTTGCCGTTGCGCTTAGAGATTCACAAAGCAGTCTTCAAGCACTTGCAAGCAAAGCTGCCGATGCTGGCATAGACACCACGAAGCTCTCGGATCTCCAGGCTAAGGCAGCGGTGGCCGCTGATAACCTTGCAGTGGCACAGGATAGGGCAGCGGCGGCATTGCAAAAAGCAGCGAACATCACGATTGACGCAGCATCTTCCGAAGATCAAATCATTGCAGCGCAAAACCAAGCATCGTTGGCCGCCGATAAAGTCGCTGTTGCAGAAAATGCGGCGGCAAGTGCAATGGGCAAGCTAGGACTTGAGGCAAAAAGTATGTCCACTTCGGTTGCCGCAAGCTCGGAGAAGTCTAGTTTCTTCGGCGGCATGATGGGGACTGTGAAAGAGAAAGTCGGCGGCTTCTTCGGAGGGATACAAGAAGCGGGCGCGGGACTCCTTGAGTTTGGCTCGAAGCTCGGTATGACCGTTATGGGCGTCCAGATGATGGCGACGATGTTCCTTGGTGCCACTGAAGCCGCTGGCAAGATGATCGGCGACTTTCAGCAACAAATGACCAAGCTTGTGACGACCGCGGGCGAATCACAAAACAACATCAAGGGCGTTGGCAACGGCATTATTGCCATGGCGGGGCCAACAGGGACGGCAGTAAAGGCTCTTGGCGATGCGATGTATTGGGTAGAGAGCGGTGGTGCGCATGGAGCGGCGGGACTCGAAGATCTCAAGATAGCCGCAATGGGAGCAAAAGCTGAAAATGCGGATCTTACTGACGTATCTAAAGTTCTGATGTTTACCCTCAATAATTTTGGAAGTACAGGGCTAACCGCAGCTGCTGCGATGAATACGCTCATTGCTGGGGTCGGTCAGGGATCAATGACGCTCCAGGGACTTTCCGGTGCTATCTCGAATGTCATGCCAACAGCAAGAACATTTGGCATTTCCTTGACTGATATTGTGGCGGGCTTGGACACGATGACAAAGCAAGGTGACGACGCATCACAAGCAGCTACACATCTTGCCATGATGATCAAGACGATAGAAGCGCCTTCTAAAGCAGGAACAAGTGCTCTTCAATCCATTGGACTCACGACACAACAAGTAACCGATGAAATGAGAAAATCGCTTCCTGATGCAATTGATATGATTGTAAGGGCGATGAAAGCAAAGTTTCCAGAAGGATCAACTGCATACAACGAAGCGCTCAAAGCTATCTCAGGTGGAAGCAAGTCTATGGCGGCTATTATGGAGACATCGGGTACACAAATGGACACGTTTAGGCAGAGCGTGAGTGCTATCAATGATGCCGTGCACAAAGGCGGTAATTCTATCGCAGGCTGGGCCGAGGTTCAACAAAACTTCAATTTCCGCATGGATCAAGCAAAGGCAGCGGTGGGAGCCCTCGCAGTCAAAATGGGCACTGAACTTGCGCCGATTGCAACGCAACTCATTGGCTGGTTCACTGATAAGGCTATGCCTGCTCTTAATAGATTCAGTGATTGGTTTTCCTCTACAGGACTACCCGCGCTACAACAATTCGGGGGATCGCTACAAACAGCGGGTAAGTGGCTGTCCGACTTCACAGGACACGGGCAAGGTGCTATCCCTATTTTGATGGGCATTGGCGCCATTGTTGGCACGGTATTGGTTGGTGCTTTTGTAGGGCTTGTGGCAGCTATAAGTCCCGTCGCATGGCTTATTTTGGGCGTAGGCGTGGCTATAGGGGGCCTCACTGCTGTTTTCTTGCACTTCTACAATACCAGCGCTGGCTTCAGGGACTTCCTTGCAAATACATGGACAGTTATGCAGCAAATCGGTGCTTTTATTGTTGATACCTTCACCCCCGTCTGGCAACAACTCCAGGATGTATGGAAGTCTCAGCTCCAACCCGCGCTTCAAGAGTTATGGACATCCCTCAAACAATTACAGCCTGAATTGACCATTGTTGGAGAGATCATAGGCGGGGTGTTGCTCACTGCACTTGGCCTGCTGGTAGGCTCACTCGGTGGCATAATCGGCTCAATAGCTGGTATGGCGCATGGAATCGCTGAGATCTTTGGTGGTGTCGTTCAGATAGTTTCAGGCTACATTCAGATATTTACAGGATTTGTAGCATTTATAGTAGATTTATTTACTGGGCATTTTGATAAGCTTGGTGGCGATTTAAAGGTTATATTGGGCGGGATAGGCGAGATATTCAGCGGCTTTGGGAACGTTCTAAAGGGAATAGTAGACGGGATAGTAGGTGGCATAACGGGTGGCTTCAAAGGCGCTGCGACAAGCATTATAGGATATTTGAATGATATTGTATATGGAGTAAATGATAAGACAAAAACAGCGGCTATTGCTGCTCAACTACATACCGCTGAGATGAAAGATAAGTCAGTTGAAAATGCTCAAAAGATGAATGAGGGTGTGCAAACCAAGCTTATCAATATGCGAAACAATGTTGAAGATCAACTAAAACAGACGACAGATGCAACACAAAGACATACGCTTGAGATGAAGCTAGCGGCAATCAATAACTCCTTGGAGGAAGCCCAAGGGGTAGGCAAAAATCTTGTAGATATGCGCTATAAGTCACAAGAACAGCTTGACCTCATGAAACAGGGTGTAGATACCTCACTGATGAGTGCTGCGGATAAAGCAAAATACCACTCATTGAATATGAAAAACTTCTATCTCGATGGTGTCATAGCCATGGACGACCAGTCGATTCAAAAAGTTGATCATATGCGCCTAGGTATCCTTGATGAGCTCAGCAGAACATCAGACGGTGCAAAAAAACAGGCTCTTACACAACAACTTGATCAAGTTACACATGCAGAAGACACGGCAAAGCAGGTCAAAGCTGTGCATGTCAAGTCGCGTACGGACAACGAAAGCGAGATGGACAAGCTCAAAGCAAGCTCAAAGCAGAAGCATGGAGATATTATACAGGATATCAAGAACATATGGGGTGGTATAGGCAACTGGTTTCATGGCATTTGGGTAGATGTACAGAATATCTGGGGCGGCATAGGACAGTGGTTCCACGATAGATGGTCAGAAGCATGGGGCGGTGTTACGCACTTCTTTGGTGGAATAGGCCAATGGTTCCAAGATCGCTGGCATGATACACAGAATATACTCGGCGGTATCGGTCAGTGGTTTCATGATCGCTGGCAAGAGGCATGGGGAGGAGTAACATCAGCATTTGGGCATGTAGGGCAATGGTTCCAAGACCGTTGGCATGACATTCAAGGTATTTTTGGTGCTATAGGTAAGTGGTTCAGTGATCGCTGGTCTGAGGTTATGACCAGCACAAAGCCATTTAGGGACTATATGGGGGCGGTATTTCAGACCATTTGGGATATTATCGTTGCGCTCTGGGGCAAGCTTGTTGGCGTATTGAAAGGGATATGGGACGCTATTTCGGGTGGTGTGAAATGGGCGTGGAATGGAATATGGGGATTTATAACATGGGCATGGGATGGCATATCTAAAACGGTATCTGACAAACTAGGTTGGGTAGGGGGTAAGATAAGTGAAGGGTGGAATTTTATATGGGGCGGTGTGAAATGGGCGTGGAATGGAATAACGGGGCATATTAAATGGGCATGGGATGAGATATCAAAGATAGTCACTGACAAACTAGGTTGGGTAGGGGGCAAGATAAGCGAAGGGTGGAATTTTATAAAGGAAGGGACAGAAAAAATATTCAAAGGCATGATTAACGGGATAATCGATCAATTAAATAATGGCATGTCCGCATTTATAGGATTTATCAACTTCTTTGCAACGAAACTGAATGACCTTCATAAAAGCCTAGTCGGGACACCGGGTACCATTCCAATACTGACCGCTCCAAAGATACCGCATTATGCACAGGGAACAGGCTCACACCCTGGGGGTCTTATGGTCACAGGTGAAGAAGGTCCTGAGCTTACGTGGGCACCTCCCGGGACAAAAGTGGTACGTCACAAGGAAACCATGCAGATCATCGCGGCTATGATTGGCGGCAAGATCCCGGGCTATGCTGAAGGCATTGGTGATCTAGGGAGTCAGGTCCTGTCATGGATAGGCGGCGGAGCAAAGAGCATCCTCGATAACCTGATAAGCATGTTCCACATCAGCTCTCCTTCTATTCTAGGAATACCAGATCTTGGGAGCAGCATCTTCAACAAGGTCAAAGATTGGGCTCTCTCTTTTATCGAT